TTAAAAAAAATAGTGCAGGTGCACTAGCATCTCTAAACCTTAGAGCCGATTCTGGTAAAGGTGCAGAGGAAATAAAATCAGATGACGTATCAACACCGATTCTGAAAATCTTACATCAACTATCACCGGAGTGTAATTCTAGAAACGCTAAATACGTTGAAGGTGCAAAACCTGGAATGATCTATTCTAATAGTTTTGGAAAACTAATAGATGGTAGTAAAGGTTTGGATATTATAGTTGCACATTCGCAAACTAGATATCCAGAATGGCAAGAAAAAGGTGATGGACCATCAGCACCGGTTGGAACACATTTGAGTCCACCTGCTAACGCAAAAGAAGAAATTAGAGGTATCAAATATAGACTGATGAATGGTAACTATGTTGAGAAAACTATGTACTTCTTTGTGCTTGCAATGGTAAATGGTGAGCCAAGAAAAGCGGTGATTACAATGAGATCATCTAATCTTACACCAGCAAGAGAACTAAATAATCTTATTTCTAATTTAAGAATGACAGATGATAAAGGTTCTTTTCAACCAGCAGCATATTCTGCGATCTTTAAATTAAAGACTGTTGAAAAAAGTGCTGGAGATAAAAACTGGCATATTTATAAACCATCTTTGGTTAAAATGTTAGATGTATCAGATCAATCTGATGCAGCAGCATATACTGCAGCTCAAGAGTTTCAAAAACAAGTATCAGCTGGGTTTAATAAACCTAAGTATGAGAAAGTCGAAGAAACTAAGACTGAAGAAATTATATAGTTTCCCATTGGGAAAGTACACATGGCTAGTGAGTACGAAGGCGGAGAAGGGAGACTGGATCCGCCTTCACTTAATAAAAGGATAGGAATATATGAAAGAGTACATAGAATATTTTAGTGGTTTAAAAAGAAGTTACGGTGTCTGTAAAATTGATGACGGATATATAGATGAAGCAACAGGTAAAAAGAAATGGAAACATGAATGGACTAAAACACCTGTAACAGATCAAGATTATGAAGATCACATTAAAGGAATTAGATCTATTGGAATACAACCTTGCACCGATGAAGGTATGGCAAGGTTTGGTGCTATTGATGTAGACAAATATCCAATTGATACAAAATTTTATCTTGACATTATTCAAGATAAAAAGTTACCAATCATCCCTATCCTATCCAAGAGTGGTGGATTGCATTTATATGTATTCACCACTCGATTGGTAAAAGCAAAAGAGATAAGAAATTTTTTAGAAGAATTATTATTTATATTTAAGTTACCACAATCAACTGAAATTTTTCCAAAACAAACTCAATTGATATCAACTGATGGTACGGTATCAAATGGTAATTTTATAAATCTACCTTACAATGGTGATGATAGAAAAGCATTAGATATTGATGGTAGTAAAATGCCATTTCAAAAATTTGTACAAACTGTTGGATTAAATTTAGTTGATCCAAAAAATTTTAAACAAATAAAATTAGATTTAGTACGTAAAGAATTAATGGGTGGTGGAGAAGAGTTTGAAGATGGTCCACCATGTCTACAAAAATTAACCAAAGAAGTTATGACTTTTACTGATGGTAGAGATAGATTTTTATATAACTATATGGTGATGGCTAAAAAGAAATATCCAGACACCTGGAAGAAAATGGTTTTACAAGCAGGTAGAAAGTATTTTACATTTGATGAACATTGGACAGATACACATATAGAATCAAAAATAAAAAGTTGGGAAAAACAAAAGAAAGGTTTTACATGTACAGATCCCTTATTAGAACCAAACTGTATGAAAGCTGTATGCACGAAAAGAAAGTATGGTGTTTTATCTGGAGAAAAAGAAAATTATCCAACATTAAGTAATCTACAAAAAATAAATTATAAACCTAATCCAGAATGGAGAGTAACTGTAGAACATCCAGAAGAAGGAGAAACAATACAATTACATTTAAAAAATACATATAAATTAACTCAAGCACAGGAATTTAAAACTGTTTTGTTTGAACAAGCTATTATTGTAGCACCGCCAATTAAACAAGAACAGTTTGATCAGATATTAAAATCAATAAGTGGTAATAATCAAATAGAAATTATAGAACCTGCAGAAGGTACAAGTCCATTAGCAATACTAAAAAAATTATTACAGAAGCATATATACGGGGCTCAGGCAACAAGCTTCATGTCTTTTTCAAGTGGTAGACCTTTAGTTGAAGATAAGTTTGCATGGTTTGTATTTGATAAATTCTTTGACAAATTAAAAAATGAAGAATGGAAATACGATGCACAAAAAACATCTTACATGATTACTCATGAATTATTTAATAATGAAGATCCTGATAAAGATAAAAGAGCATATTTAAGTAAAACAAAAAGATATCCTGGTAAAGATGATAATGATAAACCATTTAAACCTTTAAGAGCAGCGAAGATACCATTGCATATATTTGAAGAACCAGAAGAAGTTAATGAAACAGCTCCTGTTGAATCGGAAGACGAGATTGTATGATTTATAAATATTATGGTCCTCCAGGTACCGGTAAGACACACCGTTTAATATCCAGAGCTAAGGCATATGCAAGAACAGGTATACCATTAGATCGTATTGGTTATTTTGCATTTACTAAAAAAGCTGCTGATGAAGCAAAAGAAAGAATGCCATTTAAAAATAACAAATTAAAATATTTTAAAACACTTCACGCATTAGCATTTGAAAGATTGGCAATGGTACAAGAAGATATTATGCAGCCTTATCATTACGAAGAGTTAGGTAAGAAATTAAACTTACAAGTAAAGTTTTATGATCGTTATAATAAAGATGAATCATTTTATTTAGGGTTTGAAAATCCATATTTTCAAATAATACAAAGAGCTGCAAACAAATGTATAGATGTAAAAGAAGAATTTAATTTAGAAGAATATGATCCAAAAGATGTGAATTGGGTTACCTTAGATCATATAAATAAAAATCTAATTAATTATAAGAAAGTAAAAAAGAAGTTTGAATTTAATGATATGATTAAAGATCTTACTGAAAACCCTGAAAAAATACCTGAGTTTGATGTGGTATTTATTGATGAAGCTCAAGATTTATCACCATTACAATGGAAATTGTATGATGTTTTAAAAACAAAAACTAAAGATATGTATTTAGCAGGGGATGATGATCAAGCTATCTTTGCTTGGGCTGGAGCTGATGTAAGTAGATTTATAAAAGAACCTGCAAAAGAAAAAGTATTAATATATTCAAAAAGAATATCTAAAGAAGTTCAAGAACAATCTAAAATTGCTATTGGAAATATAGTTGGTATTAAAAAACAAAAAATTTATCATCCACGTAATTACAAAGGTATCTGTGAAGAGATATACAATTTAAATGAAATAGATTTAACAAAAGGAAAGTGGTTAATATTAGCTAGAACTATTTCAAAACTTTTAAAGATAGAAGAAATTTTAATTGAAAAAGGTTTATACTTTGAAAGTAATAAAGGTAAAAGTATTAGAGTTACACTCTATAAAGCCATAAAAAATTATAATGAGTGGTGTCAAGGTAAGGAATTAACGGAAGAACAAATAAAAGATATAAAAGATTTTACCGGTGATGTGGACTGGAATAAAAATAAAAGTTGGTTTGATAGTTTCAAATTAGCAGATGATAAAGATAAGGAATATTTTGTACGTTTATTTGAGAACAAAGAAGATTTAGATAACAAAGCAAGAATATGGATTTCTACGATTCACGCTATCAAAGGTGGTGAACAAGACAATGTAATTCTTTGTTTGGATCTTGGCGATAAGATAATTAAATCAATGAATCAAAGTCAAGACAAAGCAGATGAAGAACATAGAGTTTGGTATGTGGCATATACACGTGCAAGAAACAATCTCTATATGTTTAAACTAAAAAACAAAACAAGAAAGGCGTACCCAATATGACAAATAAAGATATATTTGATAGTGCATTTCCACAAGATAAGCAGATAGGCGGAAGTCACTACAAAGATTTTCACATTCAACCTTATGAATTTATTTCTAAGAATGACCTTTCCTTTTTTCAGGGAAACGTTATAAAGTATGTGTGTCGTTATAAAAATAAAAATGGCATACAAGATTTAGAAAAAATAATTCATTATTGTGAATTAGAAATTAAAAAGATGAAAGACATGAGTAAAAAGAAATGAATCCAGTAGCTGTACATGATTTATGTTTTTACACACTATGCACTTATTACTTTTGGACTAGATTAGTATGATAGTACCACAGACAGAATGGTTAATACCAACAGAGTTTCCTGATTTAAGAGATGCAGAGGAAATAGCAATTGACTTAGAAACACGTGACCCGGATTTAAAATCAAAAGGTTCAGGTTCAATTATAGGTAATGGAGAAGTTGTTGGTATAGCTGTTGCCGTAGATGGATACAAAGGATATTTTCCAATAGCTCATGAGCAAGGACCAAACTTAGATCGTAAGAAAACTTTAGAATGGTTTAAAGATATTTGCGAATCACCTGCTACAAAAATATTTCATAATGCAATGTATGACGTATGTTGGATACGTAATTTAGGTATAAAAATCAATGGTTTAATCATAGATACAATGATTGCTTCTTCTTTAATAGATGAAAATAGATTCTCGTATACGTTGAATACATTATCTTGGCATCATTTAGGTGAAGGTAAAAGCGAAGCAAGATTAAATGAAGCTGCTAAAGAAAGAGGTTTGGATCCTAAAGCAGATATGTGGAGAATGCCTGCAATGGAAGTTGGAGCTTATGGTGAAAAAGATGCTGAACTAACTTTAAGACTTTGGCACAAGTTAAAAAAAGTAATTGTTGAAGATAACTTACAAGAAATTTTTAATCTTGAGACTGATCTTTTTCCTTGTCTAGTTGATATGCGTCACCTAGGGGTGCGGGTAGATATCGAAAGAGCAAATCAATTAAAAACAGCACTGGCAGTAAAAGAACAAAACTTATTGCAACAAATAAAAATAGAAACAGGCCTAGATATTCAGTTAATGGCAGCAAGAAGTATTGCTCCACTTTTTGATAAATTAAATTTAACATACTCTAGAACTCCTACAGGTGAACCTTCTTTTACAAAAGGATTTTTAGCTAATCATCCACATCCTTTAGTACAGACTATAGCAGAAGCTAGAAAAATAAACAAGGTACGAACAACCTTTATAGATTCTATAATTAAATATGAACACAATGGCAGAATCCATGCGGATATAAATCAAATACGATCTGATGATGGTGGAACAGTTACAGGAAGATTTAGTTATCATAATCCAAACTTACAGCAAATACCTGCCAGGGATCCGGAAACAGGGCCTTTACTTAGAAGTTTATTTATACCTGAAGAAGGTTGTACGTGGGGGACATTTGATTACTCGCAACAGGAACCAAGACTTGTTGCACACTACGCATTAAAATTTTCTTTACCTTCTGTAAATCAAATTGCAGATTCATATGAAAATGATCCATCAACAGACTTCCACAAAATTGTTGCTGATATGGCTAAGATTCCTAGATCACAAGCTAAGACAATTAATCTTGGATTATTTTATGGTATGGGTAAAACAAAACTACAAGGTGAGTTAGGTGTATCAAAAGAAAAATCAGAAGAATTGTTTTCTAAATATCATGGTCAAGCACCATTTGTAAAACAGTTGATGAATAAAGTTATGAAAGCGGCAGAGTCTAGAGGTCAAATAAAAACATTATTGGGTAGACGTTGTAGGTTTCCTAAGTATGAACCGGTATTACGTGGTGCTGATTGGGGTACATACGTTCCAGCAGAAGATCATGAAAGAATGTTAGAACTTCAAGAAATGGGTCCACACTTAAAAGATTTTGAAGGAAATATAATAAAAGATAAAGATGGTAATCCTAAAAAAAATTATTGGTATAGAAATTCTACACGTAGAGCTTTTACATACAAAGCATTAAATAAATTAATTCAAGGTAGTGCTGCAGATATGACTAAAAAAGCTATGGTAGATTTATATAAAGAAGGTTTAATAGGACATATACAAATACATGATGAACTAGATTTTTCTATTGAATCAGAATCACAAGCTGATAAAATAAAACAAATAATGGAACAGGCAGTAGATCTAGAAGTTCCTAATAAAGTTGATTATGAAAAAGGTCCTAACTGGG